CCTTCAATTTGTGATTTGTCTTGGTCTGATAAAAACAAAAACCAAACATCGTTAATGTCTTGTACGCAATTAAAAAACTCATAAGGTGAGTAAAATTGACCTTGTAGTTGGTCGTAGTTTTCGGTTGTTAAAATGTATCCTATCATTATACGTTACGTGATAAAGTTGTTTGAAAAGTTTGTACTGCGGTGTAGAAGTTAGATGCTTGGGTGTCGGTTAAGCCATCGCCGATTGAGGCAAAGGCACATTCTTTTGTGCTATAAAATGAATTTGTATTTCCATTTGGTTGAGTAGACATAGCACCAATAGTAATCATATTGTTCGATAATCCCGTAGAAGCAGTAGTTGTATTCTGTATTTTTGAATTATTTTTAAACAGATTCATTACATTAACTGAAGTTCTATTTGCGACATAAAAACCAATAGAATTTAAATCAGAAACATCTAGAATAGTGGATGTATTTATAAGTGCATAAGTTTTATTTGCCGTTCGTATTTCAATAATAGTATATGGAGTATCGCAACCAATTTCAACTTGTGCTAAATTTACATTTGTCCTTGAATAATATGAAAGATGTGTAGAATTTACTTGAAGATTTGAATTTGGTATTATTTGAGTTTTCATAAACGCACTCGTACCATTTGGCGTAACCCCCGTACTTGCAAACGTCCAACCACTCGTAAACGTACCCGTAAAACTTGAACTCTTTAAGTTCTGAGCACACGCTGCTGCACTTGACCCTACCATTGGGTAAATGGCTTTCATAGGTGTCCACGTTCCATTGGCTTTTAAATCGATTACCAATTGATTTACGGCAGTTTTTTCGGTAGTTGTAAGTGTACCACCCGCAGCCGTTACCCTTGCAAAAAATGCCAAAGCATCTGCATCAAATGATGCAATCTGTGACGCTATTAATCCGTGACTTGCTAATATCATTATGCTATATCTCCAAATAAATACCACTCATTGGTGTCAATCTTAATTAAAGTTGCACCCGAATATTGAGCATTTAATTTAACCTTTGCAGCGTTACTCCTTAAAGTTACACCACTTGTTAAAACGATTGTAGTTTGACCAGCACCATATTGTGCCAAAAGTATCTGTGTACCTATTCCAAATGCCACACTTGAATTTAAAGGGATGGTTACATTATTTGCCGTTGCAACATTTGTTTCTACAAGTTTATCGGCATCGGATAAAACAAGTGTATAACTTGCAGTTTGACGATTTGCAACGATTAGTTTGTTTGTTTTTAAATCTAATGCAGTTTGCTGTGCGGTGCTAACTGGTTTGTTAGCATCACTGGTATTGTCTACATTGCCTAAAGCAACCGCAGTTTTATTTAGCGTTGCAAAGGTCTTATCTCCTCTGTAATAATCCGCTGAAGTTGTTGCGGAAATTGTTGGTTCAACTGCGATATTACCTGAACCTAAAAGTGTAGTTGAATTAATAGTTTTAATGTTAGTCGCACTTACAAGTGTATCTTGTTTACTTGCAGCCAACCCACTATACTGAGTATTTGTCGCATTGTCGCCCGTATTTGTGCCGCTTGTGTTACCAACAATAGTAAGTTGTGCATCTGTTACATAGCGCTTATTCGTGCTATCCGCAATGTCTGCTGTGGTTGCATCTGCTCCACTAGTTACAAGTCCCTTTGCATCGTAGGTAATTTTAGTTTTTGTTGCACCCGTGATGGCTGCATTTTCGTCAACCTTCAAATCCAATGCCGTCTGTGTTGCACTTGAAATAGGTTTATTTGCATCGCTTGTATTGTCTACTGAATTTAATGCTAACGCACTCTTAAGCGCAGTAGGTGTAATCTTTTTAGTTTCAGCAGCAGAAGTATCTACTATCGGAAATAAATCCGTAGCGTTGTCGACGGTTGCAATAGTTGTTAATTGACTTATTTTTTGGTCTGCCATTATATTATTATTTTATCGTTGTTTTCTAAAAGTAAAAAATCACCATTTTCAAGCAATATTTGGAATACACTTTCAGGTGATTCCACTTCATATATTTTTTCGTTTAAATCTACTTCATACTCAGTTGTTGCAATAGTGCCTAACATCAACTTAAAGATGCCTTCTTCTACAAGTTCATTTGCAAGTAATGGGTTTAAATTGACATTTGATGTTTGAGCATAGATTTTGTATTCATACTCTCCAGCATCAGCAGTAAATGTAGTACCTTCTACAACTGCGAATTTATTATATCGTTCAGTATATGCCGAAATATCGGTCAATATAACATTTGTCTCAACTTCGGTTACTCTATTCGTTAAGTTGAATAAAAAATTAGGATTACTGATAGTGACCTTTTCAGTCAAAGTCAAGTACCAAAATTTAGATTCTCCCTTAGTAATAAGTAGCATTATAAGTATATTAGCAAATAGTCCAAATTGTTACAATAAAAAAGGGGTGACCTAAGCCACCCCCCACATATGAAAACAAGACAGAAATTAAATTCCTAATGTAGTCACTACAGAGCCACTCAACTTGTAAGGGGCTTCGATGTCCAATGATTGAAGTGTAACTTCATAACCAGTTGAATCACCAAACGCAGCACCAGTATTTGCAACCATTGAGCTAACATCACAACCTGATTCTTTACCTACCAACCAATACTCGTCGTTGTTGGTTTTTACAATTGTAAAGACACGTCCTTGAGCTAACAATTTTAACTCATTACGCTTTGTTGTTGACAATCTACGCAATTTGAAAGCAATGTCACATTGGTTAAAAACCGTGCCATTTTCAACAGATACGTTGGTTGTGTTAGTCATTGATGCAGTTGCTTTAGGGATGTCATAAAAATATACATCCCCACTTGCTACTGATGTTGCCGTAACTTCACCACTTGCAACTGTAAAGCCAGTTTTAGCCCAGTTAACAAGATAGATAGATTTAACGCCACCGACTGCATCTTTGCAATCAAGGGCAAAACTTTGAGAAATTAAACACGGCATATCTTATAAATATTAAAGGGTGAAATAAACTACTTCGTCAGGGAATGCAATCTGAACACCATACTTCATTTTTGCTTTGAAATATACATTTTCAGAAATTGGGTCGAACACAAATTTGTATTGTTCTTCTTCATTTGCAAGGTCAGTACCTACAAATAAGTTAGTCAAATGAGTTGCAACCAATTTGTCTGTTCCATCCAAACCACCAACTGCGATTAATTTCATATTAGTACCTGGTATAATCATTTCCATCATTCCAGCTTCTGGCATATAATGGTACAAATTAGCGTTCTTCAAGTTCACTAAGAACTTTTTGTAGAAGTCTACTCCACAAAAACAAACCAAGTTTTCTTTAGATGCAATTCTTGATGGAATAGCACCGTAGATAGCGTCTAAGATGTCGTCAGCGTTTGAAGTTGTAACCGAAGTTGCACTGATAGTGTTTCCTGAAATAGGGTCACCAGAACCACCGAATCCAAGTGCAGTCAAGATAGTGTTAAAACCATCAAATTTATTGGTGTTAGGGTTAGTGTTTGATGTTGCAACAGTACCTTGCCAAATAGCAATTTCCAATTTTTCAGCAATCACACCAGCTTTTTCGCTTCCGATTAATTCTTCGAAAGGTAAAGCTACCGCAGAACCGGGTGCAATTTGTGTTTGCATCCATTTAGCTTCTAAAGTTTTAGGGCATAAAGTTTCTTCAACTGCAAGTTTACCAACAGTTAAAGTTCTTTGTGTGAAAGTTGTTAGACCAGATGGGGTTAGACCACATCCGTCTGTTTGGAAATAAACATCTGAATTAAGGATGTTAAGAGTTTCAGCAGATTTGATACCTACTTGAACTTGACCAGCGTCGTACATTAAACGAGCCGTTTTACCACCGAATAGGGCTTTGCTTAATAAATTAAGACTCTGCTCATTGGTGTAATTTGCGAGTGATGATACTACAAATGACATATTTTTATTTTTTCTTTAGTTGTTGTGCGATTTTTACAATGTTTGCAAATTGTTGCTCTTTTTTGCTTAACGTCTCAGGTGCTTTTGTTGGTTCAGCACTTGGAAGATTTGCAACTTTCTCTACTAAGTCAACAGTTTTTGAAAACATTTCAGATTGTTTTTCAAGTTTAGCAACTACACTTTCAAATTGTGCAGTCAATAAAGCGATTTTGCTTTCTAAGTTACTTACTACTTCGTTGAATTTTTCGATTGTTGCAAATTCTTTTGCAGCTTCGATTTCAACTTCAACTTCTGCAGTAGGTTCTACGATTTCAGTTACGATACCAGCAACTGTAGTTACAAGTGTACCACCTTCTACTTCGTGTGTAGCGTCGGGAGCTGGAATATCGCCTTCGGCAGTTTCTACTAAAATAGCAGTACCTACAGAAAGTTCACCTTCCCATTTGATTACCGTTCCATCGGTCAATACGGCAGTAGCCATTTCAACTGATACCGCATCGTCGAATTTCAACATTGAGCGGATTTCTTGAATTAAACTTTTAGAGTCCATTTTTATATATATTAGTTTTATGTTTTAATTGTTGCGTTTTTTATTTGCCATTCCACTTTGATAGTAGTGATTTCAAGTCTTCTAAAATTTTATCTTCTTCTATAGGTTCTACAAAATCAAAAAAGCCTTCTACACTAAAACCATTCCAAGTTCCATCTTTGCATTTTTCCCAATTTGCATCGTCTTCAATAAAGTAACTAACAAACCAACTACCATCTTTTGCATCATCAAAACCCTTTGGTGGCATTATACCACGTTCAAAATCCAATAAATAAGATTCAAATAAAACGCATCCGTCTATTGCCTTATCGTGGTCAACATTTACACTATTGTACTTGTTATTTTTCGCCCACTTTTTAGCA